CCCCTTGCAAGATGCTCGAGGGCCTGGTCGTCGAGGGGAAGTTCCGATACGAGAGCCCGATCCTGCTGTGGAACGCGAACCACTGCCTCGTCTACACGGACACGACGGGCATGATCAAGCCGGACAAGTCGAAGAGCACCGAGAAGATCGACGGCCTGTCGGCCGCCTCCAACGCGTTCGCCATGGCGATCGAGAAGGCCGACGATCTCGCGGAACGGCCCTACGACGGCCCGCTCCTGCAGCCGCTCTGGTAACGCGGCTATAGGGCAAATCGGTGGCGGTTTGGAAGGATGCCTTCCATGCCACGCGCCAAGCCCACGGCCTCCAGGCGGTCGCCGCAGAATCCGTCGACGAAGCGGCCCGCCTCGCGGCGGTCGCCGCGGGCATCCACGCGCGCCACGATCGCGGACAGCACGCTCCTTGACCCGCTCGCCTGGGGCTCCGCCTCGCAGCGGCGGGTCCACCCCGAGCTCGCCGTCCGGGTGTCGAGCGTCTTCAGCGTCTGCCGGTTCATCGCCCAGTCGATCGGGTGCATGTCGCCCCGGCTGAAGGTGCGGCTGGCGGGCAAAACGCTCGACGCGGTCCAGGGCTTCGGCGATCCGGCCGCGAGCGTCTACCGGCAGGCGGTCCACGCCCTGCGGGTGCGGCCGAACCCGTGGCAGTCGCCCTTCGACTTCTGGGTCCTCCAGGGCTTCTGGACCGCCCTCCACGGCGGCGGCTTCGCCCGCGTCGTGCCCGGCAACCGGGGGGCGATGACCCACCTGATCCCGCTCCACCCGCGGCGGATGCGGACGAAGCAGCTCGCCGACTACTCGCTCGCCTACGAATGGTTCGACGAGAAGGGCAAGTGGATGCCGCTCCAGCAGAGTGAGGTCCTCCACTTCCGCTGGCTGGGCGACAACGGGATCACGGGCACGCCCCCGACGGACACGCTCGCGACGGCGATCACGATCGCCCGGGAGCTCGACGGCGCAGCCCTCACGCTCTGGAAGAAGGGGGCGCGGCCCGACTTCGTGATCGAGACCGACAAGCGGATGGACGACACGACCATGGCCCGCTACCGGTCGGAGTTCCGCGAGATGTACGGCGGGGACAACCGCGGCACGCCGGCGGTCATGATCCCGGGCCACAAGTTGGTCCCGATGCAGTCGAACACGATGGAGCAGTCGCAGTTCCAGCAGTTGCGCGAATCCATCCTGCCCGAGGTGTGCAGCCACTGGGGCGTGCCGGCGAGCCTCGTCGGTGATGCGAAGGCCCAGCGGTACGGCTCGCCGGAGGCCGACAACCTCCAGGCCCAGGTCTGGTGCCTGCTGCCGTGGCAGAAGCGTTTCGAGGGTGCGGTCAACCTCTGGCTGGCCGACACCTACGGCGAGAACACGTTTTTCCAGCTCGACAACCGGGCGCTGCTCCGCGGCGATTCGGTCGCCCGGGCGAACCTGTACCGGGCGCTGTTCTCCATGTCGGCCATCACGCCGAACGAGATCCGCGAGCTCGAGGACTTCCCGCTGCTCGAGGAGCCGGAGGCCGACAAGACGTTCCTGCAGCTCGGCTTCTCGACGTTGGAGATGGCGGCGAACCAGGCCCAGAAGGGGGCAGCCGGGGCGGTGCAATCGCCGGCGGATGCCGGCGATTCGATGCCTGTCGATCCATCGGCGGACCCGCTCGCGGCAGCGGCCACCGGGCTCGACATGTCATCGACCGCCCTGAACGGGGCGCAGGTCACGGCGCTCGTCGCCGTCCTCCAGCAAGTTTCCCAAGGACTGCTCACCGAGGAGTCGGCGGTGGCCCTCATTCAGGCCGCGTTCCCGACCGTGAGCTACGAAGCCGCAAAGAAGATCGTGTCCGGTGCGATGCCAGCACCTTCGCAGCAGGGGGCGTGAAATGGAACCGCTCGTCGAACGTCGCTATCTCCTGATTGAGGACTACCCGGACGCGTTGCGTGTGGCCCGCCGGGACGACAACGCCCCGCAGATCGGCGGCGTCTCTCCTCCGTGGGACTCGTGGTCAAACGACCTCGGCGGGTTCAAGGAGCGATTCCTGCCGACCTCATTTGATGACCTTCTCGACCCGTCTGGAGTGCTGCGTTCGAAGATCGACGTTCCGTTCCTGTTCAACCATGATCCCAACCTGATCACGGGTCGGACGTCAAACGGGCGGCTTGAAGTGCGACGCGGAGACAAGGGGCTGGAGTACGTCCACTCTCCGCTCCAGACGACGCACGGCCGCGACCTCGTGATGATGGTCGAGGACCGCACGATCAAGGCGGCGTCGTTCGCGTTCACCGCGCACCAAAAGGGCGACGTCTGGGAGGAAGACGAGCGTGGTAACGTCACGAGAACCGTGACGCGGGTCTCCGGCCTTTACGACGTTTCCGCAGTCGTGTACGCGGCGTATGGAAAGAGCTCCGCCGCGCCGCGTTCGCTGCCGCTCTGGAAGAACGCCCGGAGCGCGATGGCCCACCGGGCCGAGTCTCGCGGCCTCACGATCTCCCTCGACTTCGACAACACGTTCACCGCGGCCCCCGGGCTGTGGCGGTCGTTCGTCGCCGATGCCCAGGCCCGCGGGAATCGGGTCGTGTGCATCACGCGACGCGAAGACAACGAGGAGAACCGGGCCGCCCTGCGGACCGCGTTCGGGGACCTCCACGACGAACTTGCCGGCGTGCTGCTCGTCGGGCCGGACCAGCGGAAGCGGTCGGCCGCAGCGGCCGCCGGCATTTCGGTCGACATCTGGGTCGACGACTACCCCGAGGGGATCGTCGAGCCCGCCCAGGCCGGGCCAGCCCAGGCCGCCCCGCGCGGCGTGAAGGTCTCGACGCTCGCCGGTGCCCGGGCCGCCGCGGCGGCCGCCGCCGCCCGGATGCGGATCGCCCTCAGTTCCACGGAGGCCTCCCGATGATTTCCGACGCCCCTGTGACCGTGGCCGAGAACCTCGACGGCGGCCTGCTCGCGAAGATCAAGGCGTTCGTCGAGACGGCCAAGTCGGCCGCCGCCGACGGCCTCACGTGGGCCGAGTTCGGCGACCTCATGCTCGCCCTGCTGCGGCTGGTGATCGCGGGCCTCGACGTCGCCAACGGCCTGACCGGTGCCGCGAAGAAGGCCCTCGCCCTGGAGGCGGTCGCGAGCCTGTTCGACGCCGTGGCCGATCGGGCGGTCCCGCCGCTCGCCTACCCGATCTGGGTCCTCGCCCGGCCCGCCGTGCGGGCGCTCGTCCTGGCACTGGCGTCGGGGGCCGTGGAGCAAGTGCTGCCGCTCGTGAGGCGCTGAAATGCTCGACAACGTCCGGCTGCTCGTGGAGTGGGCTCCCCTGCTCGGCTACGCCAAGCGGCTGTCGGCGGCCGTGGATGACGGCGGCCGGGCCGACACGATCGCCGACGCGATCGAGTGGCTCGCATCGAAGACCGGCAACCGCATGGACGACGAGCTCGCCCGCCTCGTGGCGGCCGTGCTGCACACCCCGCAGGGCGCGGCCCTCGCGGGATGGATCGCCGACAAAGCCGCCGACATGGAGAAGACCCAGTGAACTACGTGACCCTGGCCCAGATCGTGATCGCCGTCGGCCTCGTCGGCTACGGCGTGGTTGTTGGTGTGCAGCAGCTCCGCGGCCGGCTTGGCCGGCGGACCCGGACGCCGGTGGACGATCTCCGCCTGGTGATCGACCTCGCGGCCCGGCTCCGGGACAAGGGGCAGACCGACGCCGTGGCCGTGTGCGAGCAGCTCACCCACGAGCTGCTGAAGCCGGAGGCCAAGGCGTGAGGCCGCTCGCCTTCATCGCCGCCGGGCTTCTCCTGCTGACGCTGCCGCGCGTCGAGGGGTGCCGCGTGGACACGAGCGGGTCCGCGACGGCGGCCGTCTACGTCTATGAGAAGGACGACGGCGGCGTGCCGCCGTTCGTGACCGTGGCGATCAACAAGCTGAACCGCGAGCGGAAGGTGGTCGCCACGCTCCTCGAGGCCGACACGACCGACGGGACCGGCGACGTTCCCGACCAGTACCAGGCCGCCCTGGATGCGGCCCGCAAAGCGGGGCTACCGGTGGTTGTCGCCCTCGCGGGCAGGACGGTGATCCGGGTGACGCCGCAGCCGGGGAGTGAGGCCGCGGTGATGGAGGCCGTGCCGTGATCATCGACCCGAAGCTGATCGACGTCTTCCCGGCCGAGCACGACGGCTACCCGGCGAGCCTCGCGATCGAGGACACGCCCGACGCCCTCCGCGACGCCTGCGGCTCCGCATCGCGGGAGTTCCCCAAGGCCCTGTGGATCGAGCCGCGCGACTGGATCGCGAAGGCCAGAGAGAACGACGCGGCCATGGCGTGGGGCATCAACTTCATTGACCGGTTCACGAATCAAGACCCGACCCACGAATGTACGTGCCACTCGCTCCGGGTGAACGTCGAGGCCGCCCGCAACCGGGCGCGGGGCGTGAACTACGGCGGGCCGCGGAAGGACTACCGCTACCCAGAGTCTCGCGAATTCGGGGCCGTCTGGCTGTCGCCGCTGTCCGTCTACGCGGAGGCCAACCCGCGGCAGTGGGGTGGGGCAAACGTCCGCCGCGTCCTGGAGATCGCCGTCCGACGCGGGATGCTCCCCGAGACGGTGCAGCCCTACGACTACCAGTTCCGCCACTCCCTCCACGGCACGACCGGCCGGGGCGGGTTCAACCAGGCCCGCGGCCCGTGGACGCCGGTCTCGCGGTTCCCGGCCGGGTGGGAGGAGACGGCCCGGCACTTCCGGCCGCTCGAGGTGATCTTCCCGGAGAGCTACGAGCAGGCCGTGTGCCTCGTGCTCCACGGCTACGTCGTGAGCGTGGGCCGCAACGGGCACGCGGTGCCGTGGGCGCGGTGGATGCCAGACCAGCGGCTCATGGCCTATCCGGACTCCTACGACATCGTGCGCTACGACTCCGAGCGGACCGCGAAGTCGGCATGGGAGGGATCGTTCGCCGTGGCGAGCGTGACCCTCCCCGATGACTGGAGCCGGCCTGCCGGGCGAAACCCATGAAATCGCCTTTCCTTGCGCTGCTTTTCGCCCTGTTCTGCGCGACCGCCGCGGCCGCCCCCTGCGGCAACTGCCACGGCGACCGCGTGGTCGGCCCCGGCCCGGTGCGGTTCGCGTGCCCGGTGTGCGACGGCAGCGGCGAGATTCCGGACCGGCCGACAGCTCCCAAGGAATCCTTGGGAGTTGCAGCCGCCGCCCCCGGCCCCCGGCCCGCCGTCTGCCGGATCGAGTGCGGGGCCGGCCCGTCGAAGGACTGCGGGACCGGCGTGCTCGTCGAGGCCCGCGAC